AGAATTTATAACTTCTAAAAAAAGAAAAGAAAAAGTTAAAAAAATTAATGAAGGTGATATAGGAGAAACATCTGACTACGTTACAAAAAGACAAGGTGATTATTATGACTATGATGATTATGCATCAGGTGGTAGAGTTGGTTTATCATCAGGTGGTCTTGCTTACTTATTAGGAGAATAGAATGTCTATTCTAGATAGAATTATAGAATACAGCCCACAAGAACGTACACCAAAACAAGATGGAGGTATGTTAGTTAAACCTAGTGATGACGGATCAAGACCTGGTTACAAAGGCAGTAGTTATTCCGGTGAAACAATTGAGTCTAATATTAGATTTAGATCTGGAAAATATGATGTAAGTTACAAAGGAAAATCTTTAGGAACTTTTGAAAAAATAACAGATGCAAGAAGAGTAAGAGATCAAGCTCTTGAAGCAGAACCTCGTAAAAAAACAGGAACAGTTAAAAAAGGTACTAGAGGATATGTTTTAAGAAAAAGCTTAGATAAATTTTTAGAAAATAATAAAATAACTCCTTCATTTGAAGAAGTTACAAAAAATATAAAGTTTAAAGATGGTAATGACAAAAGAAAATATAGAAAAGTTTTAAATAATATTTTAGAAAATGATGAAAAATATTCTAAATTTAAAATAGATACCGCAGACCGTTTAAATAAATCTCAGCAAGATTTTATAGTAGATAACTTTGAATTACCCAAAGGACAAAAAAATTGGGATTTTAAAAATCAAAAGTACGGAATCAATATAATTGAAAATCCAAATTTAGTTCAAAGAATTAAAACAAAATTAGATGGACCTAAAAAATTTACAATAGCTGCTGATCAAGCTAACCCTTCTGGTTGGATGATGAGTGCTATGAATAGATTATATAAAAATGAAATTAAAAAAGGTGTTAAGCCTAAAGATTTAACTTATCAACCAGTTAAAAATGAGAAAGGAATTATAATTGGTTTTAAAGATAACACAGCAGCTGGAGGAGGTAATACATATTATGGTTTAAAAAAGAATGCTCCTGAAAATGCTACACCTTGGACTGCTCATGGTAATTTTAGTAGAGTTAATAAATTTTTAGACATAGCAAAAGGAGTTCAAGTTGATGACCCGAGTAAACTTCTTCAAAAAATATTAGACGATAAAGGTATTACTAAATTAATGGGAGATAAAAGTGTTCTTACATTAAATGACGTATTAAGTCATGAAAGATATTTTAGTAATCTTAGTGATATTGCTCCAAAAAAATTAATTGAAAGACAAGTTGTTTTACACCACACTAAAGGAGTAGGTGGAGATTTAGCAACGGCGGCAGCAACAAAAGATTTACAGTTATTAACTGGAGCTGTTAATGACAAAGTTAAAACTCTTGAACAAATTGTAAGAGGTACTGTTAATACTCCAGCTAGAAAATTAAATCCTGATGAAGTTTTAAAATTAAAAAACTATGGAGCTAAAATTATAGATTTTGACGGTAAAGTTGTAGGTGGAGGTTTTTTAGATCCAAACAGGCAGATTGCTAATATAGAAAAAAAAGCAGTTGAGTATGCTAAGAGTGGTCAATTCAATGTTAAGACAGTTGCTTCTTATTTAGAAAGATTAGGTTGTGGTAAAGCAGCAGGAGGTAGAGTTTTTTATAATGAAGGTGCAATGGGTTTAACAAAATGTGCAATGAAGGGTCGTAATAAACTAGAACAAATTCTTTTAAAAGGTACAGGGAACACAACAGAACAAACGTTAGCTAAACAAATTTTAAAAGCAGGTCCATTATTAAAAGATGCGGTATCTTTAAGAGGATTGTTTGGACCAGCAGCACTTGCTTTTACTGCTGCAACAGAGGCAGGTTTTGTTGGTTATGATATGTTGACTGAAGGTAAAACATTTAGAGAAGCAGTTGGAGATAGTTTATTTAATTATGCACTTGGACCTAAAACAAAAATAGATTCTATTGAAGAGAGAAATAAAAGATTTAAGAAGTTAGGTGTTAGTGAACAAGATATTGGTAAAATAGGTGTTTATGAAAGTGCATTACAGGATTTAGAAAAATTTTATAAAACATTTGAAAAAGCTGCAACAGCTGAACAAAAATTAAATGAAGCAACTCAACTAATTGATCCAACTTTATTTCCAGGTACTGTAGAAGAATTACAAAAAAATTTATTTAAAGCAAAAGCAGATGTTCAAGATTTTTATAGAGCAGGAGATCCTGAACAAAGATTAACTCCTGCTCTTGATCCTAGTAATTTAAAAATTTTACAAGAAGCACAAAATTTAGCTACTGTTGATAAACTAACATCAAAAGGTCCTGAATTTTTTGGTAAAGTATTTCCTAAATATGAACAATCAAGACAGGAAAGAATTTTAGATGCTTCTTCTGTTGTTAATCCCGCTTTTAACATACCGGGAATGAGAGAAGCAACTGGTGGATACTTATATGGATTTGCAGGTGGAGGATTAGCTAATTTAACTAAAACAATACCACCTGAAAGTGGTCCACAATCAGAAGGGTTGCTATCTATTAAAAACAATGTTAAGAGGTACTAGGAGTATTAAATGGCAGATATAGACAAAGGACTCCCTAACACACGTACGGAAGTTGAAATCCCTTCAGAAGAGGAGATGCAAGAAGAAGTTGGTGTTGAGGAAGAAGTAGAAAAAGGACCCGTTGAAATAACACCAGAAGAAGATGGTGGTGCAACTATTGATTTTGATCCAAGTGCAGTAAACACTATGGGATCACAAAATCATTTTGATAACTTAGCAGATATTTTACCAGACGAAGTTTTAGAACCTATTGGAAATGAAATGGTTCAAAACTTTATGGATTATAAAAATTCAAGAAAAGATTGGGAACAATCTTACACAAAAGGTTTAGACCTATTAGGATTTAAGTATGATAATAGAACAGAACCTTTCCAAGGTGCTTCAGGTGCAACACACCCAGTATTAGCAGAAGCAGTAACTCAATTCCAAGCTCAAGCTTACAAAGAATTATTACCTGCAGATGGTCCAGTTAGAACACAAGTAATTGGAATTAAAAATCCACAAACAGAGCAACAAGCTCAACGTGTTAAAGATTACATGAATTATTTAATTATGGACACGATGAAAGAATATGAATCTGAATTTGATTCTATGTTATTTCATTTACCATTATCAGGATCAACATTTAAAAAAATTTACTATGATGTAAATATGGGAAGAGTGGTATCAAAGTTTGTACCAGCAGATGAATTAGTTGTCCCGTATACAGCTACCTCATTAGATGATGCGGAGGCAGTAATTCATACTGTAAAAATTTCTGAGAACGAATTAAGAAAACAACAAGTCAATGGATTTTATTCTGATGTTGAATTAGGAACACCTGGATCTAGCGACTCTAATGAGTTAGAGAAAAAAGAACATGAACTAGAAGGTACACGAAGATCTGGAAAACAAGATGACATGTACACTTTATTGGAATGTCATACTAATTTAGATTTAGAAGGTTTCGAAGACGTTGGAGCTGATGACGAACCAACAGGAATAAAATTACCTTACATCGTAACAGTCGAAGAAGGTAGTAGAAAAGTTCTTTCTATTAGAAGGAACTATGCACCCGATGACATAAAGAAAAATAAAATCCAATACTTCGTCCATTTCAAATTTCTGCCAGGACTAGGATTTTATGGCTTTGGTCTCATTCATATGATTGGCGGTTTGAGCCGTACAGCAACGACGGCTCTCCGTCAATTGCTAGACGCAGGTACACTTGCAAACTTACCTGCAGGATTTAAACAACGTGGTGTAAGAGTTAGAGATGAAGCTTCTCCAATTCAACCAGGTGAGTTTAAAGATGTAGATGCACCGGGTGGATCATTAAGAGATGCATTCTTTCCTTTACCATACAAAGAACCTTCTCCAACATTATTACAATTATTAGGAGTTGTTGTTCAAGCAGGTCAAAGATTCGCGGCTATTGCTGATATGCAAGTAGGTGATGGTAACCAAGGAGCAGCTGTAGGTACAACTGTTGCATTATTAGAACGTGGTTCACGTGTTATGTCTGCAATACACAAAAGATGTTATGCAGCAATGAAGAGTGAATTTAAGTTATTAGGAAAAATAGTTGCACAATATTTGCCACCAGAATATCCTTATGATGTTGTAGGTGGTGCAAGAAATATTAAGCAAACAGATTTTGATGATAGAGTAGATGTGATTCCGGTTGCGGATCCTAATATATTTTCAATGTCTCAAAGAATTACTTTAGCACAAACGCAATTACAAATTGCAACTGCTAATCCAAACTTACACAACATGTATCAAGTTTATAGAAACATGTATGAAGCAATTGGAGTAAAAGATGTAGATGCAGTCCTACCTCCACCAGCACCGATGGCTCCGATGGACCCAAGTTTAGAACATATTAATGCTTTAGGTGGTAAACCTTTCCAAGCTTTCCCAGGTCAAGACCATCAAGCTCACATCACAGCGCATTTAAACTTCATGTCAACTAACATGGTTAGAAATAATCCTGCGATTATGGCTTCGATACAAAAAAATATACTTGAACACATCTCAATTATGGCTCAAGAACAAGTTCAACTTGAATTTAGAGAGCAGTTAGCTGAAATGCAGATGATGCAACAACAAGCAGCTAACAATCCACAAGTTCAACAGCAACTTCAACAGATGACACAACAGATTGAAGCAAGAAAAGCAGTGTTGATTGCTGAAATGACTGATGATTTTATGAAAGAAGAGAACAAAATTACCTCTCAATTTGATTCAGACCCACTATTGAAGCTAAAAGCACGTGAAGTTGACCTAAGAGCAATGGAAAATGAACGTAAAAAAGAATATGACAAGTCTCAAGTAGAGTTAAACAGAGCAAAATTGATGCAAGCAAGAGAATTAGCTGAAGATAAGATGGAACAAAACGAAGATTTAGCTAAATTAAGAGCTGGAGTAAGCCTTGCAGGCAAAGGAATTAAACAAATGTCTGTTATTGACAATGAATAGTGATATAATAGATTAAAAAAAGGTAAAAAACTATGATGAACTATAAAAAACAAAAAATGATTAACATTCCTGATCAAAATGTAGAAGTAGATCCTAGATCTAAGACTACAGCTGACAAATCGTTCAATGGTTTGCCAATGGGAGACAAAGAACAGGTCAAAGGTCAAAAAGGAATGTTAGCTGAAAAGAAAAGAAAAGCTACTTGGTACTAATATGTGGTTTAGCGCTATTAAATTAGCCGCTCAAGCTGGCTCTCACATTTTTAAAAACCGTCAAAGAACTAAAATGCTTATGGCGGACGCACAAATGCGTCATGCAGAAAAAATGGCGAACGGAGAAGCGGAATATCAGGGCAAATTATTAGAATCAAGAAATTCGGACTGGAAAGACGAATTCATTTTATTATTGCTTTCGGCTCCAATTGCGTTATTATCATGGGCAGTGTTTTCGGACGATCCAAGTGCGATGGAAAAAATGAAATTGTTCTTTGAATACTTTTCACAACTTCCATTTTGGTATCAAACGATTTTTGTAGGCGTCATTGCGAGCGTTTACGGATTAAAAGCAACTGATTTAATTAAAAGGAAATAAACAATGTCAAAATATGTAGGAG